TTGAATCCTACGCGAATCGATATGTCCCGCTCGACTTTTGATCGTTCGGCCTCTGTTAAGACCTCTTTTAACGTTGGAGATATTGTTCCTTTTTTCCTCGAAGAGGTGCTTCCCGGCGATACGTTCAATGTACGTACTTCGAAAGTTGTGCGTATGCAGACCCTGCTTACGCCGATGATGGACAACCTTTACCTTGATTCGTACTACTTTTTCGTTCCGAACCGTTTGGTTTGGAAACACTGGAAGGAGTTTAACGGTGAAAACACTGAAAGTGCGTGGATACCCACGACTGAGTATTCTATTCCTCAGATTACGGCGCCTTCCGCTGGTTGGTCTGTTGGTACTCTTGCCGATTATTTCGGTCTTCCTACCGGTGTCGGTGGTCTGAGTGTTTCTGCTTTGCCGTTTCGAGCGTATGCTCTCATTATGAATGAGTGGTTTCGTGACCAGAATTTGCAAGACCCTCTCGTTGTTCCGGTCGATGACGCAACTGTCGCTGGTGTGAATACTGGTAACTTTGTTACCGATTGCGCGAAAGGTGGTTTACCTTATATCGCTGCTAAGTATCATGACTACTTTACAAGTTGTCTTCCCAGTCCGCAGAAAGGCCCTGACGTTACTTTAAAGGTTGCTTCTCAGGATGATCTGCCAGTTGTTACAAAAGCTGTAGATTCTCCTCGTTCTGCTTTCGCTGAGGGTTTACGTCTTGGTGTCCTTGGTTCTAATTCTTGGACTGAAAATGGTGGTTCTTCTACTCTTGGAATGGAAGGCACTTTTTCAGGTACTCGCCCTGGTTTCTTGCGTGAATCTACTGTTTCCGGTGCTACAACTGGTAATAGTTGGTCTATTGCTCCTACCAATCTTTGGGCTGTGAACTCTGGTAACGCTGTTGTTGCTACTATTAATCAGCTTCGTATGGCTTTTCAGATTCAGAAGCTCTATGAGCGCGATGCGCGTGGTGGTACTCGTTATATCGAGGTTCTTAAATCTCACTTCGGTGTGACCTCTCCTGATGCTCGTTTACAGCGTCCTGAATATCTCGGCGGTAACCGTGTTCCGATTAATGTCAATCAGGTTATTCAGCAGTCCGGCACCGGTGCCGGTGCCGATACTCCGCAAGGTACTGTCGTTGGTATGTCTCAGACTACTGATAGTAACCATGACTTTATTAAGTCTTTCACAGAGCATGGCTATATCATCGGCGTCATGGTTGCCCGTTACGATCATACCTACCAGCAGGGTATTGAACGTCACTGGTCGCGTAAAACGCGCTTTGATTACTATTGGCCGGTTTTTGCCAATATCGGCGAACAGGCTGTGCTTAACAAGGAAATCTTTGCGCAGGGTACTGCAAAGGATGATGAGGTTTTCGGCTATCAGGAAGCATGGTCTGACTACCGTTACAAGCCTAATCGTGTTACTGGTGAGATGCGTTCTGCCTATGAACAGTCTCTTGATGTCTGGCACTTGGCGGATGACTATGCTAGTCTTCCGTCACTGTCTGATAGCTGGATTCGCGAGGATAAGAATACCGTTGACCGTGTTCTTGCTGTTAAGTCCACTGTTTCTGATCAGCTTTTTGCTGATATTTACGTTTCCAACCGTGCTACCCGTCCTATGCCGCTGTATTCTGTTCCTGGTCTTATTGACCATCACTAAACTTTATGTTATAGTGGGGGCTTTTGCCCCCACTTTTTTGAAAGGAGTTTTTATGTCTGATTTTTCTGAGGCTTTGAATACTGGTGCGAATCAGATTGCTTATATGCAGGGCGTTGCTCAGGCTAATAACGCTTGGTCTGCTGGTCAAGCGCAGATTCAGCGCGAATGGCAGGAGCAGCAGAATGCTAAGGCTATGGCTTTTAACCAGAATGAGGCTGCTAAGAATCGTAACTGGCAGGAGATGCTTTCTAACACTGCTCATCAGCGTGAGGTGCGTGACTTAATGGCTGCTGGTCTTAATCCTGTGCTATCTGCGATGAATGGAAATGGTGCTTCTGTTGGCTCTGGTGCTACTGCTCAGGGTGTGACTTCTTCCGGCGCTAAAGGTGATACAGATACTTCTGCTAATGCTGCGATCGCCAACTTGCTTGGTTCTATCCTTTCTGCTCAAACACAGATTCAGGCAGCAAATATCAATGCTCGTACTCAAGAAGCCGTTGCTGATAAGTATACAGCTATGGAGCGTATTGTTTCTGAGATTTCCGCTGAGGCTTCTCGCTATGGTGCTGATCAGAGTGCGGCTGCTTCACGTTATCATTCCGATCGTAGTTATGAGGCTTCTCGTTATGGTTCTGATCGTTCGGCTGCTGCTTCTATGTTTGGTTCGTCTTTGGCTTCCTCTGCGTCTCGTTATGCGTCTGATCAGGCTGCGGCTGCTTCCCGTTACGGTTCTGACATGTCTTACAAACAGCTTAATGATTTTGGTCGTGGTGAGACTTCATCCATGATTGGTATGATTGCCAATCGTTTACCTGGTATTCTTGATGCTGTAAATAAGCGTACTGGCTTTTTTGGTACTAAGAAGTTTGGTAAAGATAAAAATCGTGTTGGTGGTTTCAAGTAAGTTTGATCTTGTCATGGTTTTTTTCTGCCGTTGTGATCGTTGTTATTCGATGGCTTAATAGACATTAAGAAAACAATTATTTTTTATAAAGGAAGCGAAGCGTGTCGCGCCCCTGCGCCAAGCTCCGCTTCCTTTTTTGCACTCCTTGCCAAAATGGTATGCAGTCTCTTTTTGCATAAAATCTCGGCTGTCGTATCGCATGCCGAACTCGTACCCATTACTCTTCTTGATGTAATGGGTACGAGTGACACCAAGACACGCAAACTATCATTTGCTACTTTAAAATAGCTATTTAAAATATACATATATCCTTGTATAAAATATTAAAACTAAAAAAAATATCTTGATAAATAAAAAGATTTATTGTATAGTATTAAATGTAAGTGAGGTGTTTGCTTTGTGTCTTGCTTTCATCCTATGTTGGCTGTCAGTACTGGATTGAATTTAAATGGCAAGCGCGACATTAAATTCGTTGCTGGTCCTACCGAGTGGGAATCTTATCCCCCTAACGCTCGTCTTAAGATTCCCTGTGGTCGTTGTGTTGGTTGTCGTCTTGAGCGTTCCCGTCAATGGGCAAACCGCTGTATGCTCGAGCTTCAGTACCATGAATCAAGTTATTTTGTTACTCTCACTTATGACGATGAGCACGTGCCTGTGACGTACTATTCCGAGAATGATGACGGCGAAGCTCGTTCTGGTTTGACACTTCGTGCTCGTGATCTTCAGCTTTTTTTGAAACGTTTGCGAAAGGAACATTCTTATGAGCGTTTACGCTTCTTTGCCTGTGGCGAGTATGGGTCTAATTCTTATCGCCCTCATTATCACGCAATTATTTTTGGACTCACTCTCGACGATCTGCGACCCTACAAACGTAGCCTCCAAGGTTATGATTATTTCATTAGTGATTCTCTTACTAAGTGTTGGGGTCTCGGCTACGTTGTGGTCGGTGCCGTAACATGGGAGACTTGCGCATATACTGCGCGGTACATAATGAAGAAAGCTCTCGGTGATGGTGCTGAGGTGTATGAGCGTTTTAATATCGAGCCTGAGTTTGTGAGGATGTCTCGCAAGCCTGGTATTGCGTATCAATATTATGTTGATCATCCTGATTTGTATCAGTATGAGTATATTAATTTGCCGACTGATAAAGGTCAGTTAAAATTCCGTCCGCCTCGGTATTATGACCGGCTTTTTGATCTCGATAACCCCGACCAGATGTCAAGGATAAAGGCTAAGCGCCAACATGCTGCTTTGGTAGATGCTCATAACAAGTCTTTGCAAACGTCTCTTATTGAGCCTGACCGTTTGGCAGTTGAAGAAGCTGCTTTCACGGCTCGCATAAAATCACTTGAAAGGAAGTTGTAAAATGCGTAAGAAGACTAAACCCAAGTTGGACAACAAGATTTTCCGCCGCACCGCTGCCCACAGTAAGAAGATCAATATCGATCCTAAAATTTTTCGTGGAGGAATCAGATTATGAAACTCGGACTTTATTCCATCAAGGATGCCAAGACCGGCTTTATGACTCCTGTGCTCGAGCAGGGTGACCCCGCTGCTCTTCGTAACTTCGCTCATGCTGTGAATCAGCCTGATTCCATTATGCATGATTGTCCCAACGACTTCTCTCTTTTCAAGGTCGCGATCTTCGATACCGATAAGGGTGTTGAGCCCTTGACCAGCCCTTTACTTATCGTTGATGCCTCGGAGGTGCTTCGCAATGAAAGATAGGCTTCTTTCTATTTTTCTTTCGTTTGTTCGTAAGACTTTCTCGAAAGATCGTCTTTTGCATTTCATTTCTGATTTGCTCGACATTCTTTATGACAATTTTGGTCCTGAAGCTGATTGTTTGAAAGGTGGTGAATCTGATGTTTGATACCCAGTACACCCCGCATTATCGTATTGCCTCTAACCCCGGCTCACCTGTTAAGGTACTTTACGGCGGTAAGTATGATGCTAACGGTTGTGTTGTTCTTGAGAAGAAAGGTGAAGAGAATCTTTACGATTATATTCAGTCATTCCGTGATTCGGTTGATCTTAATGTAATTCTCGCTCGTTTTTCCAACGGCGATGTGGAAGCTCTTAACAAGGCTCAGGGCTTTTATGCAGACGTGACCGATTTTCCGAAAAATATGGCTGATGCCCTCAATCGTATTAATCAGGCCGAAGAGATGTTTAAGAATCTTCCGCTTGAGATACGCCAGAAGTTTGATTGTTCTTTCGAGCAGTTTCTTGCTCAGTCCGGTTCTGATGAATGGCTGTCCAAGATGGGCTTTGAGATCACACAGCCGGTAGAGCCCGAGACCCCACCCGAGAAAGTTGAATCTGATGTTGTAAAGGAGATCAAGAATGAATCGTAATGTTGAATCGCATTTTGCGTTGAATCCTACGCGAATCGATATGTCCCGCTCGACTTTTGATCGTTCGGCCTCTG